GTTTTATGAATCATATCAAATATCATAAACGTAGGATTTTTAATTTGGTGATCTTTACGTCTAAGTTCTTTCATTACACCTTGAAAATCTTCATTACCATCTTCGTCTAATAAACATATTTCGCCATCAAACACATAATTAATAACACCTGTAGCTTCAATTGCATATTTAATTTTATTCAATGTAGTAAATTCTTTACCCATTCTACTATATAATGTACACTTACCTTCAGTATCTGTAACTGCTAAACAACGTACACCATCTAATTTTCTTGAAGCATACCAATTATCATCCCAATCACATTTACCTTTGTATTCTTGAGCTAATGCAACAGAAAAAGTAGGAATTAAACCTGGAACAGCTTTATTAATTACTTTATCTCCCGCTCTTATATCTAAGTTTTTATCAATAATTCTATATAATAATTTTCCATATTCATTATTTTCTACCCAACCATTTACTAATGTAATTGCTTCATGACCTGTAAATTTTCTATCTGATAATGAATCTAATAATTCAAATGGATATAAATCTCCACCATCATAATAACATTTATCACTATTTTTCTTACACGTTTTACTTGTAGTATAATATTGTTTGTAGGGGTTATAAGTATATTCTAGTACTTTATGTATAAACGTACTACTACGCGCTATAATCGCAATTTTATCGGTAGCACTACTAGTACTCCTCATTTCTTCTATAAATTTATTTAATTCTTCCATTGGTTCCATAACTTTTATTTTTGGTTAATTTTCATTTCTTTTACATGTTTACAATTGCCACTTGACCTCCAATAACCAGGACAAGTACAATGATATTTACCAGATTCAGGGTAATACTTTGTTGTATATTCACCTAACCCACTTCCACTTATATGAGTTTTAATTACTGGTTTTGATTTTACTTTTAATTTAGGTTTAATCCAATTTATATCATTTAACGTAGTTTCAGGTAGTACTTCTTGCCATATAGGTACAATATATTTTTTTCCTCCAACATTTGTTAATGCGGGGGGTATATGATGTTCATAATCATATTTAAATAATTTAAAAGAAACAAATGGACCAAACCCTTTAGGATTAATACTAAAATTACTTTTTTCTTGATAAAATCTTCTAGTTCGAAGATTACCATATTTGTTTAAATTAGAAAATTCTACTATAGGCATAACTTTTATTTTTTATTTTTTAAGTTTTTAAATGTATCTACAAATGATCTATCCCAATCATTACGTAATTCAACTTTATTATCTACCATTAGTTGAGCTATGTTTACACCAGTATCACCTCTAAATTTAGGCTTCCATCCAGAAGCTTTTAATCTTTTTTGTTCTTTTAAAATTAAATCTAACATTTTTATAACCTTTATTTATTGTTTTCCGGCGTTCTGCCTTATTTACATGGTAAATATACGAAAGATATTTCAGGTATCCAAATATTTTCGCGGGAAAATTAGAAAGACGTCCTTAGGACGCCTTTCTAACTGATGTATTTATATTACTATTTCTTCGCAGTAAAGAATGAAGCAATAAGAACTAAAACAACTAAACCAACAAACCCACCATTACCTAATGAGCTTACAAGAGCTGTAAGGTTAGTAACAACATCAAAATTAAATATTGCACCACCTGTTAATACGTACCATAGGATTGTTACTGGGATAAAAGCTAAAAACAACGCGCTTAATCCACCTAAAAATCCATTTAAATAAGAAAATACTTTTTCCATTTTTTTAGTTTTTTAATTAATACTAGTTTAAAATTTAAGACCTACGCCTAACGTTAAGTTAGTCGTTTTGTCACCTGAGTTATAAACAACCTTAGGATCTACAAACACTCCTTTGTGAATAGTAAACAATTTACCAATACCAATACTTAGATTATCTGTTTCTAAATTTGGTGCTGAAGCATATACAAAATATCCTCTAAGAAAATATCTTGCATGTACATCAATAACTTGGTCAACAGTTGAATCAGCTTGGGAGATATTTAAACCTACCATTAACTTATCAGTTAAACCATACCCTACTGTTGGGCTTATAGACCATTCAGTCCATGCTGTGTTAGAAATGTCACCTGTACCTATGTAGAAGTCACCTTTCTCCTGTGCGTTTACTCCAAGTACTAATCCTAGTCCTAAAGCTAAACTCAAAATCATTTTTTTCATTTTTTTGATTTTAATTAATAAATAATATGTAAGACCATCTTACATATGTTAATATATGGGACTATCCCACATATGCTTTTAATACTTTTTTGGGAAAACGTAGCGAATGCCACTTTTTATGTGGCATTGTGTACATTTTTTCCAAATGTATTTATACAATATACAAAATTACTTTTGTATAGCCACACTAAATTAAAAAACTTACGCAATTGTGAACAACGCGTAGTTCATAACTTTATTTTGATAATCTTTTAAATTGTTCTTTAAGAGTTTCACCTCTCCAATTTACTGCTTCTTCAAATGCACCTGACGCTGATTCTCTTTCTATAGCATCATCCCCTGCTGCTGCATCACTAGAATCAACTTCTATGTTATCTTCTTCTCTTACATATTCTGTGTTAACTGACATAAACTCATCAAATTCATCAAGTATACCATCAGTACCATCTGCATTTATAATATCTTCGTAGTGGGTATCGATAAAAGATTTAGCTATATCAGCATCTACACCTCTTTTACCCACAACTAATTTTATTATCATTCCTTCAACTTCCTCTTTATCATCATAAGGATCTAATCTATAATCTATATTTTCTTTTTTCATATCTTTTATTTTTTCATCTTTATCGATTGCTTTATCCATTAATTTATGATTTGCTCTGTCTGAAGGGACTGCTCTTCTTTCTTTCATTGATTTTTCTTCATCAACAGGACCAAACATTGTAGCTGCAGATGCTAATTGATTAGCTAATTGGTCTATCATACTTCTAGTTCCTGTATTTTTTATTTCAACCCAATCACCATCTTCTTCATACCAAATATAAGCATAATCGGCACCATAGCTATCAATTTGACCAGCCATATCATATAATGCATCCTCCCATTCTTTATCAAGTCTTGTTTTTTCAGGATTCATTTTATTTTTAGCTTCTATAGTACCATCATCAGTTATATATGAAATATAACCTTCGTTTGCTACGAATTTTGCTTTTTCATCACTATTATAATGTTTATCTAACATTTTTCCTAAATGATCAGGATAACCATCATAATGATTATAAGTAGAAGTTAATACTTTATTGTCATCTAAATATCCTATAAGTGCTCTTGTTGCCATTTTTATTTTGATTTATACCAAACTGCTGATATTTTAACACCATCAACATCCTTAATTAATACTTTTTTTTTAATTTCTTCTTCAACTAAAAGACTTTTATCCCAATATTTAGGATTTTTACTATTTAATTTCCTTTTTTTAGCCATTAGTATTTTCCAAAATCATCTGGGTCATCAGATATATCGGATTTCATTTCACTCATTTCCATATCAGCTGATGCATCTGGAGCATCATGTGGTTCTACATTATATTCGTCTACAATTTCTTTTTTAGCTTTTTTCTTACCGTTTGCTTTATCTAATTGCTTTTCATATAATTTTTTAGATCTTTCTAAGAGTTTAATTTCTCTTTGCATTTCTTTAACTCTTTTTTTATCTATTAATTCTGATAGATTTTCATCTTCTTGAACCATATTAATTCTACTATTTTTAGCTTCAATAGCTTCATCAATAGCATTAATTTTAGCTTCTAAAGTAGTAATAGCTCCTGCTTTATCAATTTCAGCTAATTTTTTATCTAATTCAGATTTTTTACCTTCATTTAAGGATTCAGTATTTTTAGCTTCATAAGCTGCTTTTACACTTTCTAGGGTTGGTAACGGTTCTCCAGTTTTTCTAGTATCATATCCTGGGGCGTTTTCGTTTAATAACGTTTTTCCGCTAACAAACTTTTTAAGGTCAAAATTATCCATGTTTTTATATTTTGTTATAAATATATGAAAATTAAGTTAGATTATATTTTTCTCGACAGTAATTAATAAGTGATAAACCTACGCCAATTTCTAATATTTCTGCCTTTTCAGGTACTCCTGGTAGTTTTTTAGCTAATAGAATATAATCTACATTTTCATTGTTCCATATCTTTATTTTAGTTTTAGCATTTGAACGATTTGAAGTTTTAAAAACCATAACTACAGGCATTTTACCGTATGCTTTACCTTTTTCTATTTTTATTTTTTTATATTTTTTATCTTTAGAGTAAAATTGTTCTACTTTATAAGCACCTTTTTTAGACTTTTTATCATCAAAATGCCATATAGATCTTCCACCTAATTCTGGTTTTGATGGATAATCAAAAAATTCTAATGTATACTTTGTTTTACGTTCAATGTTTTCAGATGGTCTACCTCTCATAACTTTTATTTTTGTTTATAGGATAAATATACGAAAAATTTTTTAATAAACCAAATTAAGATTTAATTTCATTGATTTGAGATAGATAAACTTCATATAAGGCAGTATTTCCACTCATTTTAGCTTCATGAGCTAAAGATTTTAATTTTTGCATTACTAATAAACGTTCATTATCATCAACAACCCCATCTTTATTTAAATCTAATTTATCATAATGTAAACCATCATTACCATTTTGACCTATAATATTTATCCTTTCTTCATCTTTATCTATTAATCTATTTTGACTCTCACTTGTAGCTAATTCAAAATCAGGAGATTGTTTTTTTGATTTAGGTTTTTGGTTTATAACTTCAACTTTAACTTCTGAAGGTTCATACATTTTAGGTAAAGGATAAGATTTATCAAACTCCATACCTTCAGGAACAGACATTTTTACCTTTTTAGGTTGTCTTATTTTTATAGATTTAGGAATAAAAGATGTTGTTTTTATCTGTTCAAAAGCAAAATTAGCTGCTACTACTAAAGCAATAGCTAAAGGATCAAATACAAATATAATAGTCAATAATAAATAATTAATAATTTGATCCATAGGTATTCCTGTTAATCCTGATAGATATTTTAAAGGGCCTAACTCACTAGAAACAGCATCACTAGTTCTTACTTCAACTATTTCAGTTTCATATTGAAATATTTTATCATTTAAATTATCAACTTTAGCATTTATTATTGTTTGTCTTTCAATAGCTTGATCTAATTGTTTTTCTAAAGCTCTACGAGTTGATGATGAAGTTGTTGTAACTATATTACCACTTGTGTCTGTATACTGTATTATATTGTTACTTAAACCATTTCGTAAACTTGTTACGGATTTATTTATACTTGATTTTTCTTCATTATATACAATTAACTGTTCTTTTATGTTATCCCTTTTAGTTTCTATTAGAGTAATTTGTGCATCTATATTTCCAGATTTTGAAGCTGTTTCTTGGTATGCTGCAGATAAAAATCCATAAATACCCATAGAAGTTATTAAAATTAAAATAAAACAAGCTATAGATAAATACCACTTTAAAAATTTTGGTAAGGATTTTCTATATTGATATAATAAAGATGCTATAACTAGTTTAGCAATTTCTAATGACGCTGCCATTACTATAACTGCAACAGCTGCTCCTGCAAATAATTTACTTAAACCACTAACAGAATAAAATGCTGCTGAAATAGAGACTGATAGTGCGGAGAATGCAATTATTAAAGGAAATAATCTTATTTGAATATTTTTCCACATAACTAATTTTTTAATTAAACAATATCTTTAGACTCAATAAGAGTATAAGTAAATGAATTACCCCAAACATCTCTAGCTTGGCGTAAAATTTTCATAAACACCGCAAAATCTTCATTTGAAGCAATTACTTGACAACCAGCCGACCATTTATCTACTCGAGTTGATTTACCTCCTGTTTTAGCTGTTGCTCTATGGATGTTAATCCCAAAAATACCTTTTTCAATATCTTCTTCTAAACAATCATAAACTCCATCAGTATTATCATCACGATAAACTTCTAAAGGTTTAGCTTGTCTTAATGCCTCATATTTTCCTTGATGTAAACCAATTTTATGAGAACTTCTGTATTGTCCTGGTTTTAAAATTGCTACACCATTTGGGTTTAATAAATTTTCTACCCAATGTGTCCCTGGGTCTGTTGTACATTTAAAGCAATGAAATTTCCATTCATTATCTAATTTATAAGATAAAGTTATACAATCATCAAATGCATTAGTAACTCTATTTTTAGTTTTTGAATTTCTTACACCTATAATATTAACATCATAATCTCCACCAGTAAAGTATTTATAACCCTTACTAATCATCGTTTCTTCAATTTGTTCTCTTGTATAACAACTCATAATTTAATTATTTTTTTGCAAATTTTTCAACTCCTGCTATTCCAAAACAACCTATTACAACCCATGTAAATGAATCATATATTGTTTCATTAATTACTAAATCTTTACCTGTGTATCCAGTTAATAAATCTAATAAAGCAAATAATACCATTACTAAAAATGCAATAAAACCTACTACAGTTTTTTCATTCCACTCATTATCATTTTTAAATATTGACCACATAATTTTTTATTTTATAATTAATATATTTAATAAGTTATAATCTAACATATTATTTAACTGTAGGTTTAGGCCATACAGAAGTTGTAAATGTTATAGTATTATTAATTGATGATGGGTTTCCATCTTTAAATTCTGTTTCATATACCCAAGTTGCTGATCTTGCTGTAGCATTACCTGGCATTGGTCCTCCACCATCATTTTCGTTATTTATTTTCATAGTATTACTACCATCAAATCCATATTCATAATTCCAATTACCATTACTAGGAGATATACTAGTTAATCCTTTTGGAGGTAAAATTGTACCTATAAATGAAGTTGCCCCTGCTAATGGTTGAGTATTTGAATTTGAAAGTAATGTATCACCTATAGCAATAGTATCATATACATCATTTTTATCCATACCCATAGTTCTGTGCCAATAAATTAGTTGATCTGTATTGTTTACTACATATAAAGTAACTGTTGCAGGATCCATTTTTACATTTAAAATTGAACCATCTTCTTGTATCATTCCAGCTAAAGCTGGGTCTACTTTTTTATCACTTCCACATCCAATAACTAAGAATGTTGTTAATATAAGGGTAAATAAATTTTTCATTTTTGTTTTTATTGTTTAATTATTTTATTTATAAATCTTTTTTCTTGATAAATTATTATCACGTGATAAATACCAGAAGGAAAATCACTCATATTAATTCTTTTACAATTTTCTTCTTTTAATATTAATTCTCCTGTTATATTATATAATTCTACTTTAATATTTAAACGAGTATCAATATTTACTATATCTTGTGCAGGATTTGGATAAACTCTTATACCTAATGTAGATAAATTTTCAAGTGAAGTAGGCCAACCTAATTCACAATAATTATACATTGATTGGCAACTTACATCCCAGTCATTAGTACAACAATAATTATCAACATCAATTACCCAAGCATAACATCCATCATTTAACCAATAAGGTATTCCAGGTCCTCCATAACAACCAGCATCATATAAACAAGCTGTTGTATCTGAAACATTTGCTGTAGGATCATAATTATAAGCAGACACGTCAGTACAACCTGAAATTGGTGTAACACATGACCCATCATCAAAACAAGCATCTGGGTCATAATTTACTGCTGTTGGGTCAGTACAACCTCCTATATAACAACAAGAATTATCTAGTGTATTTGCTAGTATATTAAAATTAAGTGCTGTATTATCGGTACAACCATATATGTAGGGTATACAAGATCCATTGTCTGTATTTGCTGTTGGGTCAAAATTATATTGCGTTGAGTCTGTACATCCATATATGAAAGGAATACACGAACCATTATCAGTATTAACATTAGGGTCATAATTAAACATTATAGGATCCATACAACCATAGATAAAAGGAATACAACTACCATCATCTGTATTTGCTAATGGATCAAAATTAAACATTGTAGGATCTGTACAACCTAAAATTGGGTAAATGCATCCTACATTTGTATTTGCTGTTGGGTTAAAATTAAAAGCTGTAGAATCGGTACATCCATAAATATAGGGTACACATGAACCATCGTCTACATTTGCATTTACATTATAATTAAATGCTGTTGGGTCAGTACAACCTAAAATTGGGTAAATACAACCTATATTTATGTTTGCTAATGAATCATAGTTTAAAGCTGTAGGATCAGTACATCCTAAAACTTCAGGTACACATGAACCATCATCTGTGTTTGCATTTACATTAAAATTAAAAGCATTAGGGTCTGTGCAACCTAGAATTGGATAAATACACCCATTATTAGTATTAGCTAAAGAATCATAATTTAATGCTGTTGGGTCAGTACAACCAATTATTACAGGAATACAACTACCATCATCTGTATTAGCATTAGTACTATAATTAAAAGCTGTTGGGTCAGTACAACCTAAAATAACTGGTATACATGAACCATTATTAGTATTAGCTAATGAATCAAAATTATAAGCTAATGGGTCAGTGCAACCAAATATTATTGGAATACAACTACCATCATCTGTATTTGCTGCTGGGTTATAATTAAATTGTGTATCATCCATACATCCTAATATTACAGGTATACAAGACAAAGGATCATTTGTGTTTGCTGAAGGATTATAATTAAATGCAGTTGAATCCATACATCCTATTATTATAGGTTCACACGATCCATCATCTACATTTGCAGTTGGATTAAAATTAAATGCTAAACTGTTTGTACAACCTAAAATAACTGGAGTACAAGTATCAGGCATATTAGCTAGACTATCATAATTTAATGCTGTAGGATCCATACAACCTAAAACTCCAGGTGTACAATAATCTCCACAATAAGGTACATTATTATATCTATATGGAAATTGTAACATAGGATCTGTCCAAGGATTAGTACCACCAGATAATGTAGTATCACCTTCAGGACCTATTAAAAAGAATCCACATTGATTTGCTGTTGTTGATGAATTGCCTGGAGCAAAAAACATTAATTCAACTGGATTTAAAGCACTTAAAGTAATTGTAAAAGATTCTGAATAACCATCATTAGGGCCCATCATAAAAGGACCTAATATTGTAGTATCTTGTAATATACCAACCCATGCACCAAACCATCCATCTTCTGCTTCATCTGTAATTACTAAAGTATAATCACAACTAGGAATTATATCCATTGTATTTGCTAATGGGTCATAATCAGGTGAAGTTGAGTCTATGCAACCAATTACTATAGGAGTTAAACAAGAACCATCATCAGTGTTAGCTTGTGGGTTATATTCTGTAAATCCTGGAGTAGTACATCCTAAAATAATATTAGGTGTACAAGGAGTTACAGTATAAATTACAGAAGTATCATTTCCAAAATTTGCATTACCTGGTAATATTGATAATAAAGTATCACCACATAAAGTTTGAACTAATGCTGTACCATCTACTCCACCATAACATGAACCACATAAACCATCTCCAAAAGAATCAAATAAAGTAAATTCTATTACAGTACCATTTGGTACACATATTTCTGATATTACAGGTACTCCTGTTATAGTATAATTAGGTGATGTTGCTAATACTGTACCTGTTGTATCTGCAATTTCCCAAGAAGTTTCTCCAGCATAAGTATCTGGTGTAATTGTTATTACAATATTAGATTCTCCATTTACACAATTTGCAGGAGGTGCTTGACATGAACCATCATCTGTATTTGCCCAAGGATTATAATTCAAAGCTGTTGGATCCATACAACCAGGAATACATTCTCCTGTTGTTATTACTAAAGTATCTGTTAAACTTGAATCAGCTAACATTCCTAAAAAGTAATAAGTAGTATTTGGTTGGCTGTTACTATACAATAAACCTGTGTTTGAAAAATTTATAGGGTATGGATACCAAGTATTACCTAGAGTATTAGGATCTGTTGTTCTAGTATAATAAGCCATTCTACAATTAGGATTAGGCATATTACTCCAATGGTACCAAACTTTATTTTGACCTACATTACAAAAATTTTCTACCCAAAAAGTATCTAACCCACTACATAAAGGATAAATACAAGAACTATCTGAAAATGTAGCTGTAGAGTCATAATTTAATGCTATTGGGTCTAAACAACCTCCATGAGGAGGAGCACAAGGAGCAATAGTTAATGTTTGTACTAAACTATCTCCAAAATTACCTGCAACATACATAATTGTATCTTGACATGAATTACTAATCATAAACCAACCATCAGTACCACCAAATTGTGAGGAAGATAAACCATCACCATATTCATCATATATGCTTGCAATAATAGTTCCACCAAGTTGAACAATAGTATCATATAAAGTATTAGGTAGCATATTGCTATCATTTTCTATAATAATAGGTGAACCACCTGGAGGGGTAATATCCCAACTTGTTTCAGAAGGATAATTATCTGTCATTAATTGGATATGAATCCAAGAATTTTGTGTATAACCTAAAAAAGGTATTAAAATTATTAATAATAATAACTGTAGTTTTTTCATTGTTTTTTATATTAAAAGTTTGACATTATAGTTTCATCAATCTTATCTTGTACTTCTTCTCTAGTTACTTCTAACTTCATCATAATATTTGCTTGAAATCTTGCTACTTCTTCCCCATCATAAAACACAATTAAAGTTGGTACAACTACAATTTTGTGTTTTGATTGTAATTTTGGTTGGGTTGAAATATCTATTTTTGCTAAATCACAATCAGTTAATTTATCTAGATATTCACATTGAGTTCCTGAAAAAGGGGCATTAAATTCAGCTATAATTAATCCTTCACTCGGTATTACTTGGGATTTTACTACTAAAGAAAATATTAAAAATAATAGTAATGTAAATAATTTTTTCATAAGAATTTTATCTTAATTTATCAATCTTTTCTTCCATTCTAACAAGGCGTTCTTTTAACTCTTTAACATCATCTTGAGTTGTCATAATAGTTTGTCTAATGAGTTGATCTTTCATATCATATTCCATTCTAGTGACATCAGGTGGTGGTGCGATGGGAAGTTCTTTAGCTTCAGCTATATCTGCTTGTAATGTAAACCACATACCTACTAGAGTAAAAATTAATACTCCTATACCTACTAGAGTTTTTATACTTAATTTTAAAGTTGTATCTTCATTTAATTCTTTTGCCATCTTTATCTTTTGTTTTATATGGACAATTTTTGCAACCATTTTTGCAACAATATCCCCTTTCTAATAATATTTTTTTACTTAAAGGTTCATAATTCATTTAATTAGAATATTACATAATTCATCCCAATAGAAAAATCATGCCATTCTCTATTCCAATATTTATTATATTTCCCCTCAGCAAATACTCCTAAATGTTTATCAAATTTATACCCTAATATTAATCCCCCTGAATAATCATACCATTGACCTTCATTATATTCATGATATGAAAATTCTCCCCCTTGATCTAAATGATAAGGCATTAAATTCCCCCATGAATGTAACCAAAATGTTTTTGTATAATGATAATAATCAAATCCTATTATTAATGAATGTTGTATTGTATTATTTAATTGATTTCTTTTTTTCTCTGTATAATTTGATAACATTTCTGGTATAGCTATTGCTTCCCACACTTCAGTTGAAGTTGCAACAGAGTTTCCTGATGGATCAAAATATTCTACATTACCTTGTCCATCAAATATCATAGTATAACCTTCTTCTAGTGCTAAAAATGTATAATGTAAATTTCCATTTGATAATTTCCATTCTTCTAAAGGATCATAACCATAAGGTTCAGATAAACGTTGCACTGCACCTATATTAAATGACAATTTTGGATTATGTTTGTATCTATAACGTTGTGATGATTCAAAATACTTAATATCTGCAAAACCATCCGCTAAGTATTCAATTTTAGCTATCCACTTATCATCAACATATCTTAAAAAATGATGTTGATCTAAATAATTTTCACCTTGTTGTCTTTTATAATCAACTTCAAATAAAAATTCAAATCCTTTTACTTTACCTACTGTAGTAGCATCAGAAAATGATTTTTCAGTTCCATCATAAAAAGTGTTTGCACGATTTTCATAACCAAATCTAGCTATTTTTCTAATACCTGCAGTTAAAGAATAATCAAAAGGGGTTTCAATTGTAGTTGTTTGTAAACCATCAGTAACAGAATATACATCTACATCAGAAATAGATGTTCCCCCATTTGCTGCTGTATAGAATGTAGCAAATTTAAATATTTTTTTTAAGTCTTGGCTATAAGAATTAAAAGTACTAAATATAAGAATTAAAAATAATAATTTTTTCATTTTATTTTTTTTTAGGTCTACCCCTTCTTTTAGGTGCAGGCCTGCCTTTATTAGTTTCCCATGAAGATTTTACTACTTTAGTTTTTTTCCCAAATAACCAATTCCAAAATTGAATTAATTTTTCCATAAAATATTTTGTTATAAATATATGGAGACTAACTAGGAATATGTAAACTAATATAAAGGATTATATTACACTACTTCACAAGCACCCCCAGCACAAGCTGCTTGATCCTTTAAATCTGTTTCATCAGTCATTTCAATTATCTTTTTTAAATCAATATTATTTAAATGACTTTCCATTTCTAAGAATTTTTCTTCTGAAATATCTTCAAAAGGAGCTTGAGTATATGAACCATTATCGTAAGGTAATACAGATAAACCATTAAATGTATTTTTATTTTCCCACATCCATTCTCCAACTGAGTCCCATTCATCTTGTTTAACTGATATTGTTGCTGAAACATTATTTGTATTTGCTCCTTTTCTATGGCCTGCTTTTACCCATTCCATATTAAACTTTTTAGTTCTTTCTAATAGATCCATTGGACTTTCTGTTCTATAAATTGCCCCCTTAGGTGCTTTTTGTGGAACTGAAACTACAGCTTGAATATCAGGTTTAAAGAAATCATCTTCAACTAATTCTGGGTGAGATTGAGAAAGATATTGATAGAGTGCTTCATTTTTTCCTAATCTCATACGTCTTACATAAAAATCATTATGCCAAGCATGGATACCTGATGAAGTTCCTAATACTAATGAACTAGTTCCTGAAGGTTTTACTGTTGTTACACGAGCTGCTTTATTAACCCCTAAAATATTAGCAACTTCTTCATTTGTTTTTTTAGCTTCTCTAGCTGCTTCCTCTAAATCATATTTTAAAACTATCCCACTACCAATTCCTGTCATTCCTACCCCCACAAGTGCATCTTTTTCAGTTGTTCTTTTCCAAATATCACGAAGATAATGGAAATTAGTATAAGCTGCTTGTAAAGTTCCTAAAAATGCACCTGCTTTTACTCTTTTATTTAAATCCTCTTGAGATTCTATGTTAGAAACATTAATTTCTGTTAAATTACAAAATTGAAATGGTCTTAAAGCAATTTCACAACATGGATTTGTACCCCAATCTTTATCATCTGAAAAATAAATCCCAGGTTCGCCTGAATTACTAGCAACAATTTTACTCCATAATTCAGAAAAATCTTTTTTAGTTACTTTTGAACGAATAACTACAGCTGAGTTGTTAGCTCTTCCTCTTTGTGGGTTTAATTCCCACCAAGCACCATGTTTTGAAGTTAACATTTCATTATCATGTAAATCAAATAAAGAAATTAATGCTGCTCTACGAATACCACCAGATAATACAGCATCAGCAATATGACAAATAATATCATGAGCTTCAATAGATGTTAATTGTTCTCCATCTTCTTTTCTATCTAATACCTTTTGTATTTGAAATAAACATTCTTTTAATGGTTCTGGGCCTGGTGCTTTACCTCCTACAGTAATTAATTCTGCTCCTTTTGGTCTAATATCACGGAAGTCAAAAATAGGTCTTGCAGTTGTTATCCCAAAATAAGATTTTAATAATACTTTAACAGAATCAGCCCATCCTTCAATTGAATCTCCTACTAAAAATCTTCTTGTTTTTCTAGGAATTCTAATTTCAGGTAATTTTTCAATGTGATGTTTTTGAACACTATAACCTACACCACAACCCGAAAGTAATAAAAACATTACCTCACTAAATGATCTCCAATCATCAATTGGTAAAAAAGAACAATTAAATATTCTAGAATTATTTATATCAATAGGCTTTCCTGCAAACTGTAAACTACGCATTGATGGTAAAACTTTTTTATCATATACCATTTTATAAACATCTTCTATTTCATCTTTTAAATCAGGAAATTTTTCTTGGTGCATTTCTTTATTCCTAGTAACTAACTCTTCCCATGTTTCTCTCCTTTGTTTATTAGGTAAATATTTTGCATATTTGTTATAAACTACAATATCTGATAGTATTTCCTGCGTAATGTTCATTTTATTTTTGTTTTTTTTTATTGTTATTATTTCTATGTATTTAGTTCAAAAAATTTCTTTTGCAACTCAGATCTATCAAATTTATCAATCCCACTAAAACTTTTAGTTTGTGGAGTAGATGTATTATCATTATCTTCTTCACCTTCTTGATAAAGTTCATTTGAAACTTCAAAATGACCAGTTGAAGTATCAGCTTTAACTCCAAATGTTAAACCATCCATACCATATCTATTTTTCATAATATGGAATCTCCCAGTTCCTTCTACTTTATCTTTACGTTGTCTAGAAAGAGAAATACAAACATCTGTAATCATAATTTTATCGTATGACCCAGCTGCTTTATCTCCCTCTACAATGTTATCTTTAGCACCTGCTCTGTTTACTTGGGAAACGCTCCAAACTGGTATATCTAGTTCACGAGCTAATCCTTTTGTACTAGTATAAATATCATCAATTTCTCCTTTTCTATCAACTGTTTTTCTTTTTGATGAAAGAAGATCTACATAATCAATTATAATTAAATCTGGTTCAATTCCTGTGTCTTTAACCTTTTGAATGTGTGCTTCTATAGTAGACATTGTTGCTTTTCCTGTAGGGAATTCTTTAATAATTAAATTTCCTTTTAAATCCTCCATTATACTTTCAATTTTATCTTTATGTTTTTGAATTTTATCAACTCCAATTCTAGAAAAATAGGCATCATATCTTCTTCCTACATATTGTTCGCCTAATTCTAAAGTATAATGTAAAACATTATAACCTAATTTAACAGCATGTCCTCCTAAAGCTACTAACGACCAAGATTTACCACCTCCTGGATTACCAAATATAAGACCAAAATCTCCATTTCCGAGGCCTCCTTGAAGTAATTGATTAATTTTATCCCATGGGGTTTTAATTGTTGTTCTACTATCTTCTCTATATCTTGATTCAACATCTTTAGTATACTCATGTCCTATATTTTTATCTTGTCCTGCTTTAATAGCATTGTTAATTAAATGTCTTATGGATTCATAGTCTCCACCTTTTAGTAAATCAACACTTTGCAACAGTGCTCCTTTTAATTGTTGGTTTTTACAAAAAGATGCAAATTCTTCTTGTACATATTCTAAATCATCATTAGAAGTATTATATGCTTCTTTAAGTTGTTCTTTTATAGATATTTGTAAAACTTCATTACCACACTTTTGTAACTCTACAGCTAATATTTCCATTGAAGGTGTAGTATGATATTTATCATAATACTTTAAAACCTCTTTAATAATCCATTTATGGGCTTGATTATCAAAATATTCTTCACTTAACATATCATTAATGTTAACTAAAAATTCTTTATGTGTTAATAAAGAAGATATTACTTTAATCTGGAAGCTAGTTCCATATGAGTTTAAATTTGTTAATGTCATATAACTATTTTTTTACAACTAAATTTTGAAAACAATCTTTAACCCAAAACTCAACATTTCGAATTAATCCTCCTATTTGGTCTTCATTATACATTGCTACGAATTGATCGGGATAATACGAAAGATCATTTGATTCTACAACCTCATCTAACCATTCTTTATCTTCTTTACTTAACATTGGATTACTTAAATCCATTATTTTGTAATTTTTTTCTAAATCATCTTGACCATGAATTATTCGAGCATATACAACGTGATCTGATATTTTATTTTCACATATATTTAATATATCATCCCAATTCATGTCTTTTTCTATTAATTCAGGAAACTTTTTTAATAATCCTTTTTCACCTAATCCCTTAACACCCTTAATTTTATCAGAATTATCACCTAATAATGTTTTATGTAGTATAAAATTATGAGGAGACATTTTATATTTATCCATTACGGTTTTAGGTGTATAATATTCTTTTTCCATAGGACGATATACAACAACATTTTCACTAACTAATTGTAAAAAATCTTTATCTGATGATATGATAAAAGATTTGTCTTTAGGGTGTTTAATAACAGATTTACTTAAATATGCTATAATATCATCTGCTTCTACTTTATCAATACTTACAGTTTTAACGGGTAATGTTTTTAAATATTGAATAATTCTAACCATTTGGTCTACTTTAGCATCATCCTCATCATCTTTATCATCAAAAGCATCCCAATTAGTAATACGTTGTAAATCTCTACCAGATTTATATTCTGGCATTATATTTTTTCTGTTATTAGCTGATCCAGCCCCATCAAATACTACATAAACCTGTGTAGGACTAATTTGACGAATCATAGCTCCTAAAGAACGAAAAAATCCACCTAATCCCCCGATATGAATTCCTAAGGGATTTACCATATTTAACACAGCAAAATTTCTAAAAAATAAATTTAAACCATCTATAAATAATATTCTTTCGTGAGTCTCAGTTTGTGGGCCTTGCTCCTGGATATTATCCAGAAGCTTAAATAATTCTTTCTGTTTCATGTGTTGTTTTTATGCCCGGAATATACGAAAGATATTCCGGGTATCAAAATTTATTGTGGTTCTTCCCCAAAAGATGTTATATCAGTGTATGCTTGATCTTCTTCAACTACTCTAAAATCACCACCACCTAGTATATCAGCCCAATCATCTTTTCTGGCATCTTTATAACCTTTTAGTTCTCTGTCATTATCATTAATAAATCCATGAGGAGTCATTACGATTTTACCTCTAGTAGTAACACCATTAATATGATTTTTATCAATTTGAATATTTACACGTTTAGCAAATTCAACTTGTTTACCATCTTTAATAGCTTTAATTTTAGAAGTTCCAGCTGACATAACGTTACCAAATGTAACTACAAATGTGGAATCAAACCACATTGCATAACCTCCTTTATTCATTAGTTTGGGTTGTCCCATTGGAGACTCCGCTTTTAACGTCCAAACTTTATTAATACATACAAGTGTATTAGTATATGAGGATGATTCCTTACGTGACAATGTAATACGTTGATTTACGCTATTTCCAAATTGTGTTGACATAGCACCTGCATTCCATTCATTATTGTTTTTATTTGATTTAATTGACATTTCACAAGGCACTGATCCAATTGAATCCCATAAGAATAATAAATCATAAGGTAAATTACCTTTCTTTTGCTCATCCATTAAATCTAAAATAAACCCAGCTACATCTTCAATAGAATTAATAGTTTCCCTATCAACATAAATAAAATTCCCATCATAATTAGTAATTTCACCTGTTTTCTTATCAACAACTTCATTTACTTCCATACCCATCATTTTAGCATGATCCCAAGACCATTTCATTTCTGTAATAATGAACACGGGCATTATACCTCGTTTTTGAGCAGATACAGCAGCTTCTAAAAGTGCTGTTGTTTTACCTGTGTCTGAATGTCCTCTGAGTAGTACAATATGTCCCATAGGAATACCAGGAATAGAAGTAACATCCTGAAATGCTGAAGATAATGGAATCCATTCTTGTTCCTTAAATTTTACATTTTGTTTTAAACCTTTTTTATCTTTAAAAGCATTTAGGTCAAATTTAGATTTAAGTTCCTTAGAAGCAGCTTCTGTAAGTGATTTTTTCTTAGCCATATTTTAAAATGGTAAATCATCATCAGTTGAAGACTTTTTATCATCAAATAATGAATCAAATTTTTCTGCCTTAGAAGTTGTATTTTTCCCTTCAAGTGAATAATTATTTGATTTATCATTATCAAATCCCACAGCAGGTTCAGATAAAATTTCACCTTCTTCTCCACCTTCAGGTTTTAAAAAAGTTTCTAAATTAGCTTTAACCTCATCAAAAGTAAGTCTTTTAAACACATCTATAGGATTTGGTTGAGTATCTAAAGCTCTTTCAACTATGTTAGTATTATCACTAATAGGTGATTGTTTCATTGATGGGGAAATAGTAGTTTTATTATAAGGAGTTCCTGTTACTTCAGGTCCTACAGTTGTTAATTTAATATCTCTTCCTCCTGATACATCAGTATAATCACCAACCTCAGCATCAGCTGCTAAATTTAAAAATGCTTGATAAACTTCTTTTCCAAACTGCCATAATTTAACACCTTCTTCTTCCTCACCTCTTACAATTACTGGGGCAAAAATACGAGTTTTGGCATCTAATTTTTTTGCTAAATACCAATTTTCTTTATCTCCACTAGAACGCAATTGTTTTGTAAATTCTTGAATTGGATCTTTTTCTCCCCAATTCATAGGAGAAGCCATTACTCTTTGACCTATTCCATAATAGAATTGCATTTCAGTAAATGGGAATGATTTATTATACTTATTAGGAACAATTCTAACTTGTTGTTTACCTACTGTAGGTTTCCAAAATATTGATTTTCCACTTGATTTGTTTGAGTTTGATTGTGACTGAAGTGACTCTAACTTCTTTTTTATTTGGTTTAAATCCATAATAACTTTTTTTATTTATTTATAACTGTGATTAATATACGACAAATTTATAAAACAACCAAACTATAGTTCAATTATTTTATGAATTTTTGTTTTCAATTGTTTTAACTCATCATGTTGAGTTAAAAGTACTGAATTTTTATAATGTTCCCAAGTTATAGGGAACTTAGTATCAACTACACCACCATTTAATTTTTTAATTAATTCATTTAAAGCATTAATAGTATAAAGTGTATTTGTTTCTTTTTTTCTATGAACTAAAATTGTATTATCAGGTAAGTCTGAGATATTGCCTTGGTCAATGTTGTAGGTACAAACATACTCATCATTTTCTTTAACATACAAAACAAATATTTTATTATACATTATATTATATTTGTCTGTAATAGAACTTAGAAGTAATTCTAAATTATCTAGGGTAGTAAATGTGCAAAATAGTTTATTGTTCAAATCTCCTAAATTTTGATTAGTAATGTCCGAAAAATCGTCCACTGTATACATATTAGGAGTTTTATTTAAAATTGTAATCGTTTCCATAGCATATTTTTATTTGTAGTTTATATTTATTAAATAGCTCTTTTATTTCTTCCAACACATCTTCTTCTTCTTTATCTAAATCAAATAAAAACGAATCATAAGTATATAAAACTATTTTTGTTTTTTTATTTCTTAATAACTTAATTATTTCCCACAATATATGAACATTCATTGCGGTTTCCAAGTTTTGTAGTAAATAATTTAATAATTTTTGAGGCTTCATTTCACCTATTTTTTCTTTAATAAACCTATGTTTTGAAATAGGACATTCAATCCAGCCCTTTTCTTTAAACTCTTCCCATAAATTATCAGTATATACTTGAACTTTTTTAAAAAATTCTAGATCTTTATATTGATCAAATACTCCTCCATATAATTGTTTAAATGTTAATTCTTTGGCTTTTTTATATTCAACCCCATACATTTTCGCAAAGGCAGTATGAATATCCTCATTACCAAAATCAAAGTCAACCAACTTAGATAACAAAGTAGGATGATAAGCCCCAATATCAAACTCAACAAAAATGTCATTACGGGGTATAAAACTTTCTCGACTATTGTTTTCTTTATTAATTGCGGCATAATTTACTCCTTTAAATTTATTACTTGGTCTTCCTGTAAGAGTTTTAAAGTTGTACTGCGTGTAGACGTAATCTCCGTCGATAGCATGAAAGTACGATTCAAATTTTTCTCTATTAACTCGTATACCATTTCTTTCAATGGCGTTGAAAACCACTGAAGATTTATTATTGTAGAATTCATTGATTTGTTCATTTATTTTATCTTTAAGGTTATTATATATTTTTTCACAATATTCATAATGTTTAACTATAGGTATAATTCTATTTATGTCTTTTTTATTAGGATATCTCCTATTAAAAATGTGATGTGTTTGGGTTAATTCTGGTATATACGGAGGGTTTTGTTGGTTTATGTCAAAGAGGCCTTTTAGTGGTAAATAATGTAAAAATTCCTTCTTATCACGCACATATATGCTACTAAATTTATGTAACATCGTGTTTATTTCCGTTATATTTATATTTAAAGTTTCACTATGTGATAGTGGGACAATAAATCCTTTAGTTGATAATAATGGTCTAATATACAAAGCGCAAATATTATTTTGTGCAGGATGTATTAAATAACTATTTGGAATTACTTCTATAAAAACTTCTTCCCAATTAGCATTTGTAAACTGTTCAAATTGAACTTTACTTTCAACTAACCAAAACATAACTTTTTTATTTCAATATATGAAAAATTTATCTAATATCCACCTCCAGTTGAAGAATTATTATTACTTGTTTGAATTTGATTAGGTATATCATATTCTATAGTTAAATCCCTTACAAATTCAACCTGTTGTGACTCTCCTGTTTCAATAACTCCTTCTTGATTTAAAACATCAACTAATTCATTTTGATAAAATCTTTTGTAAAATAATCTATTATGAGCCCCTTGTATGTGAATAGCCCCTTCCATAGGACCTTGATTTTCATGGATATGATAAGATCCTACATAATCTTGACCTGATAAAGTTATTAGTTCTCCTCCTGTAGTAGTAAGATTGCTAGATTTAGGATATTTAAAATATTCTAAATATTTTTTTCCTAAATAATTTCCTAAACCTTTTTTGTTTATTTCTTTTTCTTTAATAAATATAGATCCTTTATTATTATTAAATACTCTATCAATATCTCCTTTTATATACCAATCTAAAGTAAAAGGTATATAATTTTCCCATACCCATGCATTATTTTTAGTATCAACATTATCATAGGTTTGTTTATTAACTTCTAAATACTCTAATTGATTTATTTTGCAAAGAAAATATCTTATAAACATACCATTTTTATAATCTTCAGGAGTTGGAAATTCTTGATAATATTGAGGTATTAATTTTAATAAATTATAGTCTGTATCACTTAATATTCCGTATATTTTAAGATCTTTACTTCCCTCCCAATCTTGATTATATTCTACTATTTTATTTGATACTTCTACAGAATTAGTAGTTGTTTCAGATGAAACTAAAGGAATTGATTGATATATTTCTTCATTTGGGGGATCATTTTGATCTTTACCCGTATAGGCTTTACCATTAGATAATTGATAGTAAAACCCAGTATAAGGAGAATTAGAACTAACATAATACCATTCACCCCCAGGGGTAAATAAATTATCTTTTATTTGTGATTTAGGTATATACATTATGCTTGTGAGTTTGGTGGAGGTGCATCTAATTGAGCTACTTGATAATAAGCATATAATTGGTTTTCAACACTTCTATCAAGTTCATCTCTTAAATCAAAATTTAAATTTTCTTTTTTAGCAGCAGATACAATTTGATCTCTAAAACTATTTTTTGGTGTTAGTACAACAAAATAATTTTGGGGACTTTTCATCCTTCCTCTATTTCTTGTTCCTTTTCCTCCATAGATAGGTCTTGTTTTTGTTTTAACTGTATTACCAACATTTCCTCCTACCACTGTAATGTATCCCTTATCATAATTTACATCTATTACTATATCCCCATGGCTAGATCCTGTCCATGGATTAGTATTCCAAGTTTTATATGGACCTCCAGTTCTATTTTCTACAACAATATCTCCTGGACGTATTCTTGTTGTTTTTGGATTTTTGGCTATCCAAGGATAAGGATTACCTGAACCTCCTTCTCTGATTTTTTGTGAATAAATAGCATGGTTTCCTCCATATGGGAAATTTACTCCTGCTTCTTTTATAACATAACTAATAAAAGCTGCACTCCATGGTGTTGCTGTTACATATTCTCTAAAAGCATTATTTATATCTTGATCTTTTGCTGCTTCTTCTAATTGTTTTTGTTTTTCTTTAGGTAATTTTGCAATTGTTTCTTCTTTAACTTCTGCTTTTGTTTTAAATCTTGGAACAGATAAAGTATCTAATGTTGTTGACCATGTATTTACATTAACTTCATGATTAATACCTTTAACTATAATATCAACACTATTTTCTTCATAAGAGGGAGGGAGTATATCATCTGTTATTCTAAATTTTTCAAATAATTTCATTCCTGAAAGTCCATCCATTGATAAATTTAAATTAAAAGGAAGGAAAAATGGTTGAGGACATATTAATCTTTCAGCAGATACCCCATGTACTATTTTAATATAACTTGTATAATTTTCTGTTAAATTTCTTGTTGTATCTGGATGGAAATTAAACATATTTCCCCCACTCCCATCATTACCATATGCTGTATAAACCTCTTGATATGGACCATAACCCTCACTACCCCCAACAGAAGCTGCATAAGATATTTTTTCTTTCCATATTGTTTTTGCTTTTTGGATAGGTGTAGGTTTTTCATTATTATCTGAGGATTCAACAGCATCTATTTTTTCAGGTATAATTCTATCTATTAAACCTTTATTATAATTAGAAAAAGATGTTCCATTTCCTTGAAGATTAGTTCCAGAAGCTTGGGATCCAATAGAAATTAATGTTGCAAAGTTTGAAGGTATTTCAGCATCTAACCCAATATTAGTAATAAATGATCCAGTAGTGTTTTGTTGTTTAAAAGCAGTTACACCATTTTCTGAAGGGATTTCAGCTCCTCGTTTTACACCAAAAACATTAAATGTAGTAAATGATTTATCATCAACTTGTACAAGTCCAGGCATTGGAGACTCATCATATATTTTTATAATACCTGTATCTTCATCATGTATAACTCTAAAATTATTAATACTACCCATAGATTCATTTACTCCTTGTAATATAGTATTTAAATACGATATAACAGATATTGCTCCTTCTTCATTTTTAGGGGTTGATGCTAGTGCTCCAGCTGCAAATCTTAAATTTATCATTACATTAGCTAATCTTCCTACAAAAGGATTATCTTCAACAAAAAAGTTTGTTGAATTTGTTAACATTTCATTAATAGAATTAGATTGGTCACTATTATATTCTGTAGTTTTAAATTGAATAACTCCTTTTATATCCGCTGAGGTCCAAGGTACTATACATATTTGAGGGTTTGTTGAAAAACCTGGAGGAACTATTAACATATAATTTGTATCGGATGTTACACCATCACCATATTTAAAATCAAATTTAATCATTTTAGTTCTAGGGTTATTACCTTTTCCCTTTTTTGAAAATAAATTACAATTATCTTCAATTATTTTTAATAACGCCGCAAATTTAATATAACCACTTTTTAAAGCTAAACCTCCTCCTTCTATGTCTCTTTCACCATTATAAGTTTTATTTATATAACATCCCCCATTTTTTACACCATTTACTCTAGGAATGATTTTTGCTTCTTCAACAGAAGCATTTACATTTAAAGATACAAATTGTTGATATATTTTAAAAAATTCTTTATTTAATTTAGTATCATTTTTATTAGCTAATAAGGGATTCATATCAGCATTTTGTTGTCCAACATTATTAGCATTTTGTTCATCTGCTATTCTTAAATCATATTTTTCTTGACAATAGGCTTTTAATTTTGCAGGTGTTGTAGTTTTTGTATTATAAGGATCAAATATTTGTTTTCCTCCTTCTCTATAAGCTCTTATTTCTTGTTTTGCTTTTTCAGGATAATGATATGCATTTTGATATTGAGAATATATTGCTACTCCTGCTGCTATACCAAATAACTCTTTAGCAAATTCTTCTATACTTATAGGAGTTTCTGAGGGAGATTTATTACTATCACCTTTACCTTTATCAGGATCTGTTACATTTAGTTTTAAGGAATCCATAATATTACCCATTCCTATTAAATCTACTGAAATGTTATATGTACCATCTGAATCAAAAGACCATTTAAAATTAGATACTTTTCCATAAACTGCTTCGTAATTACCCTGATATAGTTTTCTTTCTTCACTAATTTTTCTATACATCTCATATTGATTTTTTTCTCCAGGAAAACTATCAGGATTTAGTAAAAAATCTAAGGGTGTTGTAGTAAAATTAGGCCAATTTTCAATTTGACCTAAATTATTTAAATAAGCAGTCCAACCAAATTCTAATAAAAGAGTATATCCAGGTCTTAAATATAAAACATCTAATAATGAAAATTGGGATTTACTAAAACATTTTATATTTATTGTTGCTTTACTTAAAGCTCCATTATTGTAATATGTAGTTGTAGCAGATTCAATCCCAGGCATAGGAACATAACCTCTTTCACTAATACCCCCCCAACCATAAGCACCTTCAAATAATTGTTTTCCATTATTACCAAAAGAACGATTTACCCCTGATGAATAATTTAATCCAGCTTTAGCACCATCATATACTGCTGTAGTGTATTTTTCTTTATCTATTGTAAAGGAATCATCAGAAACTGATGCTGCTCCTCCAAAAAGTATAAAATTTTTAGCTAAATTATCATTTAATATTTGTTCTTTTATAAAACCAGCTTGTATTAATTTCCAATAAACACTATCATCAGGTACTCCATTAATTACCTTACCTGTAATATTAACTGAACTTGCTAATCTTAGCCAAGGGGTTTTAGAAGAATAATATTTTAAAGCACTAGAGTTAATATTTGAATATTGACCTAAAGCAGTTTGTCTAATATCTACTTGACCTTTTACCCACTCCTCAAAGGGATTGCCTATGATATTACTCATAATCTATTTAATTCTTTATAACTATTAATTATAGCCCCTATATTTTGGGGAATTCTAATTTGTGAACCTATAGGAATAAACATAGATGAAAAGTTAACTATGTTAGGATTAGAAATAGAAATTATCCACCATAAAGTCACATCACCATAAAATTGAAAAGCTAAATTATCATATCTATCTCCAAATTCTGTTATAGCATATATATCATTAATACTTTGGGGAATTGAGGGATATTTAACCACATTTTTATATTGAATTCCTCTACCTTCAATAGTATTGTTACTATAAGATTGTAAAAACTGTGCTGTAGCGTATCTATTCATCTCTAACTTTATTTATGTAATTTCCTATACCTTCATATAAATTTCCATCACCATTTTTTAAACTAATAAATCTTTGATCTCCCATAGCTACTAATTCTCCATCTTCATAACTTAAAGTTTGTCGTGAAGGTAAGAAATCTTCTATTGGAGTAAAAGCTAAGCTAACCTCTATTCTATGAGGTAATTCTTTTACTGAAGGATCTGAATTTCCTTCTGTATCTATTCCTATTTCCCATGTTGTATCATCTGGTATAGTGTAAGTTAAAGATGTTAATACTCCAGGTACTTCATGTAAATAACCTCCTACAGTCATTCTTACTATATTTCCTCTCATAAATCCAGCTGAAGTGTAATCTGGTGCTAATGTAGATGCTAAGAAATTTAATTTAGTAAACATAGGTGTTAATTCTGCTTTTGAAGTAGCTGCTATAGTAAAACCCATTGATATATCCCTAGTAAAACCACCGTAACTTTTAAATTTATTACCCCTACCAACATATTGAACATCATTCCAAGTCGCTCCATAATTATCTGTAAAACCATTTATATATGCTCTAAAATGAAGATAATCAGCATTTCTACCTTCACTAGCACCATTTTTAATAACTGCAATATTAAAGGTACATAAATCATCAACTGGTAAATTAGCATTAACTATTTCACCTTCGTAGGGTTTTAATGCTGTTATTTTATCTAAAGCTGACATTTGGGAAGCATCAATACCATAATTGAATACAGTTCTTATTGGGGTAACAGATCCAGAAACTGCGTATGTAGCATGTCTACCTGGGTCTCCTAAACCAACTCTTAATGCTTTATTTTGTCTTGTATAATTTGGGGCTTTATGAATTATTTTTGAAGCAGCAAAAGGATTTGTACCTTCTAATTCTGTTGTACGTCCTTCAATTACGTAATTACTAAAACTCCTAAGGTCTCCTCCTCCTTGTTTAAAATCTTTATTTGTAGATATATAACCTTTTAATATATTACCTACTAATAAAGGAGAGATTTTTTTATCATTACTACCAATTCCACTATAAAAAGGACTATCAGTTGATAAACCCTCATAATTTCTTATTGCATTATATGTAGGTAAATTTTTAAAAATTCTTGTTCTACCAACCCCTAATATAGAACCAGGTCCTCCTCCATATGAATATAATACAGGAGTAAATGGATTTTCTTCATTTGCTTTAGGGTTATATTTATAACTTGGTAAACCCCTTAATTCTCTAATATTATCTTCTTCCCCATTAGTAAGAGCCTTAGAAAGATCAACTAATCTGTTATCTATTGCAATTTGTGAATTTTGTACTACTACACTATAAGGATTTAAAGCAAGATTACCTCCTCTAGCATTTTTGTTAGCACCATGAGGACCACCTAATGAACCTACAGGATTTATACCAAATTTATTTAAATGAATACCCGCCCAACCTAAACCAGCATCAAGTATAGTACCTATAGGTAAATAAGCTCCTTGGTTCATTACACCTCCTAAATAACCGGCTCCAAAAGAAGCTTGAGTTTTAACACTTGTTCTTGATAATAAATTTTCTTTTAAAGTAAAAAATATACCCCTTGGAGATTTAGTATCAGTAAACATTTTAACTAATCTACTTACATCTTTAAGAGCTGCAAAAGGAGCTGTTAAACCACCTCTTAATATAAAATCTGGGCCTGATAGAAGAGGCATTCCATCTCTTAAATATTCTGTTCCTTCAGGTATTGGAGTTACTTCATAGGGTTGATTACTGGTACCAGAAGCAGGTCGATCCCCACCATAATTTAAACTTTTAAGATTTGTCTTTAAATTAATTAGACGACCACGAGATTCAGGTGTTAAAGTACCAGACATATAAAATTATTTTAACAAGATGACCCTGCAGGTAGGTTATTTTTATACCTATTTGATTGTTCTTGTTGACCAAAAGCTTGTTCACCTAATTGTGATGTTTTTGGAGTTGAATAAGCTATTGCTGATGCCCCAAAATTAGTATAGGGAGCTGTATTACTTTCTGGTGTACCAATATTAGAGTATTCATTATGTAATGTTGAATTACCTACAACACCTATACTATCAGGTGTTGATGGGTTTGGATTTGGAGAAATAGGTACAGCTAAAGATGAACCATTTGTATCAAATCTATTTTTTAGTGAATTTTCTGATGCCATTTTGTATTATTTTTATTAATTATTGTTTATTATAAATATTATCCCATATTAGAAGTTGCAAGTACTAACGATCTTCCTACTTTATTCCCATCCATATAAACATCACCTCCATCTTTTACTGCTACTATTAATTCTTTTAATAAAGTAACAACTTCATTTTCAGTTGGGGCAGTTGTAGTTGCTGCAATATTAGAAGGTAAAGGAACATTGCTACCATTAACGGCAGCATTTGCTGAGATTGTATCTGCTGATTGTCCTAATAAACCAAATGATAAACCATTTAAAGCACTAGATCCTGCATTTTTAAATTTATCTCCTAATGATGCACTTTTATCTGCATTAAATCCTTTAAAACCATCAAATAAAGCCATTCCAATTGCTAAGGGTGCTGCTACTTTACCAAGTACTCCTTTTGCTAATTTACCTGCTCCTTTTAGCATACCTTTTCCTTTTGGAAATTTTATGCCACCTAATCCTCCACCTTCTCCTCCTCCTGTAATTTTACTTAGTAAACTACTCATTAATCCACCTTTGGACATTGTTACATGCATTGGGTTTCCAGACGATCCTAACTTTCCACCTGTAACTGCTTTAAGCAATGACCCACCAAAAATAGCTGAAAGGCCTATTCCAAGTGATGATTTTGGGAAATCCATTACAAATCCTACTATACTTTTTAATACACCTGCTATTGAAGATAACATAGTCTTAAAACCCTCATTATTAACTAATGAACTAAATGCTGTTGCTACTTTTTCAGCTAAAGGAGCTAATGAATTCATAAAAAGTTCTTTAGCATTTTCTAAAGTTCTTGTTGTTGCTTGTGCATCTATTCCTTTTTGTTTTGTAAATTCAAGTTCTTCTTCATTTAACTTAGCCATTGCTTCTGCTTCAGTTAAACCTTCTTTTCTAAATCTAGCAAGTGTTTTTTGTGCTAAATCTTGATCAGTTATACCTTTTTTAGCTAGTTGATTTTGAAGTAAACGTGTTTGATTCATTTTGTGCATTTCATCCACACTTACCCCTAAGGTTTTTGCTAAAGCTTGTTGTGCAATTTTATTACCTTCAGTTGCATCATAATTTTCAGAAAGAATTCTATTCATTTCCTTTGCTACTTGTTCTTCATCTCCTCTTAAAGATGCAGATCTAAGAGCTTCTAAATTAAGATTTTTACCTAGCAATAACTCAGCTTCCATTTCATTAGCAATAGAAGATTCAAAATCTAAAGAAGCTTCACCTGCAGCAGCTATTTGATCTAATGTCATTCCTAATCTTTTAGCTTGAAATGCTGCTTTTGCTAATGCCTCTGGACTGGAACCTACATTAGCTAATGTAGTAGATGATGCCATAGCTACTTCATTCATTATATCTGTTAAATTAACTGATGCTTCTGATGCCCCATCAATACCCATTACAGTATTTTTAATAGTATCATCTATATCCCCAAAACTTGTTCCTGTTAATTCTGAAATTTTAAATAATCCTTGAGTTGCTTCTTCACTTAAACCTAATAAATCTACATATTCTTGGTAAGTATTAGCTTGTTCTTTACTTACCATTACAGATGTACCTGCTACAGCATTTATACCATCCATAGCTCTCTTAGCTTCAGCAAAATTCATATTATTATTTTCCTGAGCTATTAGTTTTAAGTTTTTTACAACTGTTGCACTGCCACTTCCCATCCCTAAAAAGGATTTTCCTATATCTGCTGTTTTTTGACTAAATTTCTGACCTAATGATAATAATGATTGAAAACCTTTAACTAAAAGACCTATCATTGCTACAGGAGAAGTAAGGAAACTTAAAAAACTTTTACCTAACGATGCTAAACCAGCACCTAATACTTTAAATTGATTAGCTAATCCTCCAGTTACATCTACTACCTCTTTTGCTGCTGCCTCAGCATTATCAAAAGTATCAGTTAAAGCTCCTAATCCTAAATTACCTGCTAATGACTTAAGACCACCTAAAGCAACTCCCGTAAGACCCATTTGTTTGTTAAACTTTTGGGATAAACTTACTTGTTCTTGCAGGCCTGCTACAAATTCATCATTATAATTCTCTATTTTTGCTAATTCCTTTAATAAATCTGCTTTTGCATCAACTTGTTCTTCATCTAAAGCTAAAATTTGATAATTTATAGCTCTTATTTTAGCTTGTCTTTGTTGGATAAGTTTAGCAGCATCAGCTTGTCTAAATGCTCCTTCAGCTGCTTTAATATTAGCATCTGCTAAATCTTTTGATACTTTAGCTAGTGAATTTAATGTTCCTGTAATATCTTTAGCAATTGCTTTAGAAACATTATCAGTTGAAGAAAGAGCTTCTTTAAAAATATCACCTACTTTATCAGCAATATTTCTTAAAGCATCCTCAACAACTACAGCTGTTTCTTTTGCATTTTTTTCTGCTTCTATTTGAGATTTACTCTTTTTAACCATGGAGATATTTTATTATAAATATTAAAAAATACTATTTTCTCGATGCTTTTGTAATATAAGTAGGAGGTGAAACTGTTCTTTTAGGGGGAAGTTTTGATTTATTAGGATTAGATAAATCTATATCATTATTCTTTTTAGGTTTCCGAGCTTCTGCTTGTTGTTTATAAAATTCATCTAATTTTTTAAATGTGAAATTACGAAGCCATATGGGCATATTATACACAGTATCCCAATCATAGCCTCCCTTACCATTAAAAACTATTTCATGAATTTGTGAAAAAATATTACTTCTATATTGAGCTGCTTCAGTTGGCGTCAGGGAAAAAAAAATTTAAAGAAATTGGTACATCTATTTCTTCAAGCTCATCATACTCATTAGTAATTGTGGCTTTTAATTCTATATCAGGTTGTATTTTTATTACATGATCTCTTAATGCTTTTGCATCTCGAGCTAAAAGATAAGTATCAACAAAATCTCTAATAGTTTTACCAGATGAGTCTCCTTCTACTGAAGTAATTATATATTTCATTCTTGTTGAAATTTCAGGTGATGCTCCTTTATTAATTTTTTGAATACCTTTAATTTCTGCTTCAATTTCTTTATCTAAACCATCAGTTAACAATCTAAATGTTAATTTAGTTCCAGAATGTGGTAGTTCCCAATCAAATTCATTTTTTCCACCTTTAAATAAATCTTCATCTATTTTTTTATTTTCTAATAAACTTAAATCTACAGTATGTTCTTGACCCTTATACCTAATCTTATAATCTTTACCATACCCTAATATACGTGAAGCAATTAAAATAGCATTTTTATCACCAATTAATATATCTTTAAGTTTTACATCAGTAACAATTAAAGATTGTAATAATTTATCTAATACAATTCCTTTAGATATATAATTCTGATTAGTTAAAATATCTTCTTCTTTAGCTGTCATATATTTCATTTCAACCTTTCCAGATTTTAATGGATGATCTTTAGGATATAATAAGCCTCTTGATGGTAATTCTACTTCTTCAGTAGGGAATTTAAATTTATTTTCAGACATAATTCTTATTTGTTAATAACTTAATTTTGTTATACATATGTAATATACAAAAAAGCTTGACGTATGCCAAGCTTAAATGTAAAATATATGGTTTTTCTTTTAGAAATTTAATACGCAATAATCCATTCCTAATGTTAAAGAAATATTCATTACTGTAGTATCATCATCCCAATTCATATCCCCAAATGATGCGTCCTTAATAAAAGCACCTTTAATAATCCATTCAGAAACTACATCTCCGACAGGACCCAATACATCAATTGTTAAATCTTTTTTATAGAAATCAGAATAACCATCTCTACCAGTAACTGATTCATGGTGTAATCTTGTCCATTCCATTACTGCTTGAGCCCCTGAAGGTGTAATAGGGTCAAATAATTCCATTGTTAAATCATTCCATCTTAATTTACCTTTTACTTTTCTATAAGTGTTTATATGATTTAATATTATTTCATCCTGCGCGAACCCCATTCCACTAACTCCCTTAATTATATACGATGGTATACCATCAACATACAATATAAATCGGTTAGCTACCTTTGGTTCAAAAGCTGTGAAAAATATTTCGTTAGGATCTAATACTGCCATTTTTTGTTATTTTATTTTGTTATAAATATTATTGTTTTTCATTTTTATGCTGGGAAAGTAGCTCCAGTTGGTAAAATGTTAAAGTCTAGGTAAATAAATTCTGCTGTTTTAGTTGGTTGTAAATAAACTGCACCAATTAATTCATTTCTATCAATTACATCTGGTGTGTTATTTGAATTATCCATTACAACTTTAAAAGCATATAAACCTTGTCTTTGTTGTACTGATTCTAAGTAAGGATTAACTTGACTTAAGAATGTATTTCTTGTAGCTGCCGTGTTTTGTTCAAATACTAATGTATCAGCGATTTGAGAAATATAATTTTTAAGTGTGATTAATAATCTTCTTACATTTACTCTATCTAAAGCACTAGCTTTAGTTTGTAATGTTTTCTGTCCAAATACTACAATTCCTTGTCCTGGGAATGTTGCTATTGGATTTACTTTTCCAGTATACAAATTATCTCTATTAGTATTAGTTAATTTTCTTTCTGCTTGATTAACTGCTCCTAATCCTCCTCTATTAATACCTGCTGGAGCAAACCATGGTTCACCTGCTCTATCATTATAAGCATAAACACCTGGTATCATTGTAGATGCTGGTACCCAAACTAATTCTCTTGAATCTGGGTCTATTACTTGTAACCAAGGCCAATATGTAGCTACATATGAAGAATCAACTGAAGCTGCTTGTCCTGTTACTTGTGTTAATGAAGCATTATAATTAACTAAATCACCCACAAATATTGCATCTCCTCTATTTTCACAATTTGATTGAATTGTTGTCCAACCATCTCCTGTAACACTATTTGCTAGTATTAAACCTGGTGAAGTAATTAAGTTATATCTAAAATCATCTCTATTAGCTAATAGGTTAATTGCTGTAGTATAATCTGATCCTACTAAACCTTGAGAATCAACATTATCAATATCTTGGTAGAATTTTGAAGGTGCACCACTTCCTGTTATATCACCTATCCCATTTCCAAATGTTCCATTACTAGCAATTGGAATAGAACCTGTAAATTCTGCTTTAGGACTTCCAGCATTATCAAAATAATTTGGAGTTTTCTTATTTACTTCTTTTACTCTTATATATCTTGAAGCATTTGGATATGATCCAGAAGTTTGTAGATAAACATCAGTTCCTGATCCTCTTACTGTTTGTACTTGATCACCAATTACTTTTGAAATATAATTAGGTGCTAAAGGATCTAATGAAATATTTGAATAAGTTTCAACTACTTGTTTTGCTGTTGCTGTATCATTACCCTGTCTAAGTAATAATGAGAATACACCTGATGAAGTACTTGGGTTTGTTATTTCCCATCTAAAATTATCAGATGTTCCGTTGGTTAATGTACCATTAGCTCCTGTAGTTCCTGCACTATTCATTATATTACCATCAGCTATTGTTTCTAACACAAAAGATTCAAAATTTACTATATCAGCAGCTGTTAAATTTATTGTTAAATCATTATCAGATGGTCCAAGATTAGCTTTAGCTACTGTTAATACATCTCCTACTGCGTATCCAGTTCCAGCACCATCAACTGTTATTGCTGTTGGTTCAACAAATAAACCTTTATCAGTTGAAGTAGTCCCAATAGTAAATTGAGGATTTGTTCCCCCCGCAACAGTTGCTCCTAAAGATTGAGATGAAAAACTTAGTACTTCACCATTAAAAAATCCTGATCCTGTTGTAAATGCTCCTGCATTATCTACAAATTGAATTGAAGTAAAAGCTGTTGCTGAAGCTACTACACATCTTGCTAAAGCACTTGTATTACCTAAACTTGAAGTTACTATTACATCATTATATGTAGCTGCAACCATATTTGCTCCTGCTGTTGTTTGTTCAGGAAATATAGCGTTAAGTGTTCCATCTAATTTTCCAGCAGAACTAGTTGTTACAACATTCAATGTTAATCCAGTTCCTCCTGCTGGTAGAACTGTTGTTGCTACAGCTGTAGAAGTAGCAGATGATCCACTAATTCCTGTTCCTAAATTCCAACTTGAAAATAAATTAGTATTTAAATTAACAACACCTGATTCTTCTGCACTTTGAATTATTGATGAAGTAGCTGGTGAAAAAGCTCCAGGTGTAACTCTAGTTACTAATAATGAAGTTCCTCCATTTTGAAAGTAATTATAAGCAGAAATCGAAGTAAAATAAGTATACTGATTTGATCCACTTAAAAAAGTAGTTCCAAAATTAGCTTGATATTCTGAATAACTAGTTACTAATTTAGGTATATTTTGTTGACCTTTTACAGCTGGTCCAATAATCGCAGCCCCAGCTTGTACTGGTTGTGATGTTATTTGTGATTGGTCGTTTTCTCTTGCTAAAACACCCGGTGATATTAATACTTCTGCCATTTTTATGTTATTTTATTTTATTATAAATATTATATTTTTTCTTAAAACTACCCAATTGGGGTAAACTTTCCAGTTTCTAAAGAAATATTTCCTTTACCATATTTTTTTTCTAATTCTTCAGCTATTTTTTGTTCTTTTTGTTGAATTTTTTCTAAATCTTTTGTATAATTTTTCTTTTTAATATTGAGATTCATCATTGCTACTTCTACATCTCCTACATTTTCTACTAAAGTTTGAAAATCTTCTCTTATCTTTTTTATATTATCAATTTCTTCTTGAGATAAAACTTTTTCTTCTGACATTACTTTTATTTTTAGATTAATATTTTAAACTTATTATCAATTATACATATTAAGTTTTTATTTAAAATTAATTACTCTGGTGGAGGAGATGGGGGTACTCTATTAGTATTAATTCTATTAGAAGGTTCTCTTGTTGATGGTGGATCAACAAACCCTACATAATCCCCATGAGGTATATTTGTTCTATTAGGTGGAGAAGATTCTACTTCATTTATATTACTTACCATCTCAGGGTTAAAAGAAATTTTAGCTTTTGAATTATATTTTTTTATTGATGATAAATCTTTTTGAAGTATATTAGGTACTATATAACCATACATTTTTATACTAAATGTACTTTTAACTAATCTATCATTATCTGCAGGCATATCAATGTTAGTTGCAACAGAATCTATTCTTGCTCTAAATTGATATCTTTCAGGATTTCCCCAATAAGAATCTGATGCATAATTGATAGCTTCTACTATACCATTCATTTGTTCCATATAATATGTTGAAATTATACAATCATAATTTAATGTTACATAATCAGGAACTACAACTGCATACATATTTTTAGTAGGTCTTCTATTATTTAATATATTAAATTTATCATAAGTGTTATTAGAGCTATAAGATTTTTCATATACCCTATAATTATTAGGAAAATTAGCATCTAATTTATTAGTAACTGTTCTATTTTTTTCTATATTAGTTCTTTTAAAAGTAATTAAAGGCATCATTATTCTTCCTTTTTTATCTCTAAAATAACCATTTTTTTGAATTTGATTCCATCTTTCAGAATCAGCATATATTACAGGAACTTCTATTCTTTTACCATTTTGAATAACTGTAGGTTTAATTACATTATTAAAATAATAAAGTATAGTTTCATCTATATCATATAACCCAACTGTAAAAGGTTTTACAGTGTCTCCCTTAAAAGAAACCTGATTACTTCTATCAGTAATTTGATATGAAGCGTTATTAGGATTACCTATTTCTTTAGAATAAGGGGTATGCATCCCCTTACTTATTTCTTTTTGAGTTTTTGGTATTACTTTTCTTCCCCTATTTGACATGTTTTATACTTGATATTAATCTTTCTTGTGAAATTCCTACTCTATCTGCTGGTACATAATGTGCTTCTGCTATTATAGATACATCATAACCAAAACTAGCTAAATCATAATTACCATATGGATTATTACCATTATCATCTTGGTTAGGATAATCTGGGTCTTTACCTACAAATAATTGGTTGTTTATTAATTTATATATTTCATAGTACCCATTTTCATACCATATAATATCACCAACTTCAGGAACAATTACTCCTATATTACCTGTTCTATTACCTTTTACTCCTGCTAAATCATCTCTTAAAAATCTAAATGTACGTCCTCCTGTAAAATTAACTCCTAAATCAGATTCAGGGAAATTTTGATCTTGTCTATCAATTAATACATTAAGTAACATTGGAGCTTCATAGTATTTTTCTTCAGCAGCTTCACCATAAATATTAACATTAGTTTCTTCTAACCTAAATTTATAAAGAGCGCATTCTTGAACAATAATATCCCACATTAGTTCTCTACTAATTCCTCTAAACATACTTACGTCTCTTGCTCCTCCAAATAATGCCATATTATCCTATATAAATTGGGTAAGGTACTGCTGCTTCTATTTTTTGTAACGATTCTGCCTCTGCTGCTTTAACTGCTAATAAATTACTTCTTGATGTTTCATCAAAATATTCTCTTAATCTTGTAATTAATGCTAATTTTTCATCTGAGGCAGCTGATAATAAATCTTGTTGGTTTAATGTTGTTTCTGCTCCAGGAATTGGTACTTGTGAATATTTACCCCTAATATATCCTAATATTTCTTTACATACAGCTAATGTGTAATCAAATATCCAACTTCTACCTATAGAATTTATCTGACAATAATCAGGATTACAATAATTAACATTTGAAACATTAGTTACATTATATTGTCCTCTAGGATATTTTGATATAGGATCATTTCTTTCTGATAATTTTATGTATTGTATATTTAAATGTCCACTACGTTGGGGTATTGGAAATATTCTTAAGTTATTATTAATTAATTCAAATGAAAATTGTGATCTTCTAA